AGCTCGCCCCCGAACCGATCGCCGCCGGCCCGTTCTCCAGAAAGCTGCGGCCTTTTGCGTCCCAGGTGCGAATGGCACCGTCAGGGTCGAGAGTCAGCCCGCCGAACCCACCGTCAGGCTCTGGGAAGTCGCCGCCATCCGTCAACCATTTGAAGAATGGCTCGTAATTGTAAGCATCCCCGCACACACCCGCGAGCCGCCCACCGGTCAGCCGGCGCACCTTCACGCAGTCATCCGCCTCAATTCTGTCGCCGTTCGATACACGGCCCTCTCCGGACATGCTCTTTCCGTCCGTCGCAACGGTGGTCATCGTGCCAAGTCCCGCCCCATCCTGATCCGGGGCCGTGGCGCCGTGTCGTTCGCGGGCTCGCGGGTCGTTGCGTGCGCCTTCGCCAGCGTCTCGACCGTCCGAGCCTCCGACAGCTTCGTGTCCGCCACGGCCTTACCCGCTCCGGCACGATCGCGCTCGGCTGACGCTTCAAGAGCATGCGCCTGGGCTTCAGCGACGGCGATATTCGGATCTGGCTGTTCCTCCTGAGCCGCGGCCTCCATCTCGGCCTGCTCTTCTTCTGTCGGCTCGACCACGCCCATCGCGACGAGCTTGCGGCGAGCGTACTTCTGGAAGTCGCTCATGCCCTCGCCGTCCTGATTCATCACGGCGGTCAGAAGCGCCACCTGCCCGAGTTCGGTGTCTCCTACCTGCTGGGCCACCGCCGCCGTGTTCAGCGCGGACTTGACCGTCTTGTCGCGACGGGTGGCCGTGGCTTCCGTAACGTCCGCTATGACCTTGTACCGGCCGCTGGTGAAATCGTTGATCGTCCGATGCTGGCCCTGCTTATCGGTGAAGGCCTGGTGCAGCGTGGCTTCCCCGTCGTCGCCCTCTTCGGACATGGTTTCGACCGAGCGGCCCGGCTCCGCATACACCTCTCGCGCCATCTCGAGGTAGATTTCACCCTCGCGCTGGACCGACTGGCGCATGTTGTCGAGGTAGATTCCCGACTTTGCATCGATTCGGGTTGCGGCAATGTCCATCGCATCGGCCGAGACGTTCGCCTTCACCTCGTCGGCGTTCTCATCCTCGTCGGTGAGGTCGGCGGAGGCCATCTGGAGCAAGGCCGCCGTGACAGGAGAGACTTGCGGCGGCTCGATCTTGCCTATTGGGCCCATCGCCGCATATCCGCCAGTGACGGGGTCGATGACGGGGTTGATCAGCGCGTAGGGATGGCGCTCGGTCTCCTGTGCGGCCCAAAGCGCCCGAAGGTTGGGCGGAAGCTGCTCGGCGAGGAATATCGGCTTCTCGCGCGGCGCCAGCGCGTCCGTTTCCGCGAGCTTAGACACCTTGGCATTGTAGAGCCGCTGAGCGTCCATGCGCTTCGAGACGTGACCCCGGAAGCGCTCCTGATTATCGACATACCAGCGCTTTCCGTAGACCGGAACGATCGGGATGCAGGATCCAGCGATGAAGCCTTGATCCTTCAGCACCTCGGCGCCGCTCATCAGATATTTGTGGACCCTGCGCCGCTTCTTCCGGCGGGTGCGGAGCGTCCAGCCCTGCGCCTGGAGGTCCGCCAGGTCGTCGGCGCCAATCTCGGGCGACCAAAAGCGCTGCTCCTCCCCGGATAGCGCCTGAGTGAGGATCAAAAGCTTCTCGTCGCGGTCCTTGACCTCGTAATACTCGCACTTGATCACGACGTCAGGAGCGAACCAGCTATATTCTGACCCGGGAGACTTGGGATCAGGCCAGTCCGTCGGCGAGCCCTCATGCTCCTCCTCGAAGGCGTCCAGCGTGTCGGCGGTCAGCACGAAGCCAAAACGGGCATCCGACTTGTCGTAGAGCTTGGAATTGCCGTCGAAGAACACCCTCTGGTCGGCGTCGGCGATCAGGAGCCCCGGGTTGATGCGCTGAGCGTCCGAGTCCTTGTCGTAGGGATCATCCCACTCCGACCTCAGACGATAGGCTCCGAAACCTCCCGCCGCAGCTTCTTCGAAAGCGTTGTCCCTCGCCTGTTGAGCCTTGAAGCGGTAGCTGTCGGCGCGGTGGAGGCCGTCCAGCGTGTTGGCCGTCTCGGGATCGCTGTCGCCGCCGGCCGGGCGAAAGTCGGGGACGATGCGGTTCTGCCGATAGTCGTTGACAATCTTCTCGACGCCGCGGCTGAGCTTGTCGATCTCGACCTTGACGCTGTTCTCGAACTGGTCGCCCCAATCCCCCTCCCACATCGCACCGGGAATGGAGATGAACCGGCGGGCAAGCAGGGCGTGGGCGCGGATCTCCTGTTGCGGCAGGACCGTATCGTCAAACCGGCGCATGGCGCGCTTGTGGACCTCCTCCAGGCGCTTCCTGTCCGCCTCGCCGCGACCGGTCTCTTCCTCCAGCGCTTCATCTTGTTGGATTGCTGCGGCCATCGCGCCCCTCGGGATTGGGGCGGATCATACGGGCCGGGACTACACCGGGCTTTTGGTCCTTTCGGCTAGCGCCTGCGGTTGAACGCCGTCTCCAGCTTGGGGATGGATAATGGCGCATTGTCATTGCGCGAGATCGGCGGCTTACGAATGGATGCGGACTCGAACGATTTGTAGCCGTGGCTATACTCATCATGGACCGGCTTGTCCTTCCACACCCCTCCTTTGTCGTCCCACTCCTTGCGGTAGCTGTCGAGACAGACGATGAGGCGCGAGCACCGCTCCTGATCGATCCAGACCGTTGGCAGGAACGCTCGCGAGGCCTGTATGCCGTCATGCTCCGTGGCTATCCTCGGCAACACCTCTACCGGCTTGATCCCGGCGTCCTCAGCATGCTGCCGGGCTGACTTCGCATTGATCCCGAGCCGGCGGTGATCCGCGTCGTGGGGCATGTAGTGGCGGGAGTAGTTATACCCCTTCTTCCCCAGCTCGCCCGCATAATAGCCGAAACCCTCCCCGCTCGCCTCCAGATAGTCGATCGCCCGTCGCTCCATGCCGACATCCTGCCAGAAGGTGATCGACATGGCATCGCCAACCCCCAGGTCCCAGGTCGTGTAGACCGGAGCGTCGAGAACAGGGATCCTGCAAATCCTCCCCTCGGCGCGCATCTTGCGCATCTGCTTGGTAAAGTAGGCTCCCTCCAGCGCGACCTCAAAGGCCTCATCTGGAGTGGATGGAAACTCCTGTCCCATATCGTCGCCCTGCTGCTCGGACTTCTTGGTGTACCATGCCCGCTGTTCCCGGCGTAGGCGCACACCTTGAGCCTCCAGCTTGGCGAAATACTCTCTCATCTCCACCGTCTCAGGAACATCGTCCTCAAGAACGTACCCATCGTCTGTCCACCATGTGAAGAAGTGGAATTTGAAGTCCAGGGCGGTTAGCGGCGCGCCCATCTCCTCAAGCTTGCGAGCGAGCTGCACCATCTCGTAGAAGCCGCCGCCTCGCCCCTCAGCGGTCGATTCCACAGTGATACGCTGTCCGACATGGACGGTGTTGAAGGCGCCGGTTTTGACCTCTCTCGCGCGGTCTGGGTACTTGGCGCACAGCTTGCCGTATTCCGAGACGTGTAGCCTCTGGAGCGTCCCCGAGCGCAGGGAGACACCTACCCTGATGCTGGATCCGTTTCCGAAGCGCAGGCTGTCCGCGCTGTCGTTCTCGGCCGGCACAAGCTCCCGAAACTCGCGTGGCAAATTATCGTAGGCGAACTTGATCTTGTCCTTGAAGAAGGCTTTCGCATCCGTGAGAGAATGGGCGATGACTCCGGCCGACAGGTTCGGCGTGAAGAGGCAGTCGTCCAGCATGTCGAGCTGGATCACGGTCGTAAAGCCGCGCTGGCGTGCCTTCAGGATCAGATCCAGACCGTGACGCTCGGACATGAACTTGGCTTGATCCGGGTTCATGCGGAACGGTATCTTCCGCCCCTCTTTATCCTTGATCGAGTAGAAGCCGTCAGAGAGGCGCGCCCACTTATCGGGCCAGCGCGTCATCATCGCCCTCAGGAAGAGCGGGTTAGGCCCAGCCATGCGGCTGTCTCCGCGTCGATGTCGAAGCTGTGCTCGACCTTAGAGGCTTCACCATACCGCTTTGGGTCCCACTTCGCGAGCAGCTTAAGGCGAGTTTCGATCCGAAGCTTGGACCTCTGGACATGCTCGGCATCGAAGGCCTCATACTCGGCTCCATCGCCGCGCTTCTTCCCAACGTAATCGTTCGTTCCGTCATCAGCGATTTCAAGACATTCAGCCGCCAGCGCATCGAACCCTAGCCCGCGCGCGTGCGCGATGGCTTGCGCAAACGCGCTGTCTTCCTCACTCCAACGCCAGACAGTCGCGGGGTCCGGCATTCCCTCCTCTCGACACAGCGCGGCCAACGGCGTTCCCTTGGCAAGACCCTCAAGCACTCGCTCCCGGATGCTGGTTCGCTCATCATCGGAATAGGTCATCGGCATAGTCGGGCTCTACCCTTGCGCGCTTCTACGCGCTTTCGGTCTTGTTCCGCGGATATCGCCCCGTGCTGCCGGCCGGCGACACGTAAGGCGCCTTGCCTTTCTTCCGCAGCTTGGTCAGGCGGACACGGACGGCGTTCTCCGACACTTTGAGCTTGGCGGCGATGACATCGAACCGGCAGTGGCGGCGTAGAAGCTTGACCAACAGTCGATCGTCCTTCGGGAGCCAGAGCTTGTACACCCGGCCACACTCGCGACGGACGGCGCGCTCGAGCTCGACGCTCTCTGCTTCGGATAGGACACGACTGCGCCCGATGGTTTCGTAGCGTTCGATTACTTCGCTCTGGCTCATCGCCCTCTCCCGCTCTGTGTAGATGTGGTCATGTGGTTGAATTGCCTTGACTTTTCGTCTTCCAGTCCAACTTCGCCTCGCCGTCCTCGACGATCCAGTGGATGTCGCGGCGCCCGTCGGGCTTTGCCAAGAGCGCGTTGCCGGCGGCGGCGATGGCGTAGGCGTCTCGCTTACCCGGCTTCGTCATGAACGAGCGCGCCGCCGCGATTAAGTCGCTCGCCTTCGGGAGATAGGGGCTGCTTAGAACGTGTTTGTTGATGGCCCGATCGAGCAAATCGGCCGGCATGTCGGCGAGATCCTGCGCCAGCAAGGCGATGGCGCCGGCGTGGGCTTCAAGGTCAGCTTGGGCAGATGGCCGGTAGCGCAAGCCCAGCTTCGCCACCAAAGCCTGAATGGCGGCCGGCGGCTTCCTCCTCAAGCTGGGCGTTGGCCTGTCGGAGCATGTCGACGCAGGGGTCTGGCCGCGATCCTCGGAGATTGTTGCTCGGCTGAGCAAGGGATTGTTGATTGCGTCCATTTCCGAAGCTCCGCCAGTTTAGAACCCACGTCGACCAGCCATCCTGCCAGTCCTTGAATTTCGAGCCCTTCTTCCGGTGGTGGGCGCGGAAGTGCTCGAGCTGGTATTCGAGCTCGCCGGGCGGCCAGCCGTCGACCACTTTCCGGCTCTTCGTGTCTTCACCGAATTGGCGAGGCTCCCAGCTTTCTGGAATCTCGTGCGCGACCAAAGAAGGCTTGTCCTTCCTTGACAGTATCCGTACCCCGTTTTTGGGGGGCTTTCGGAGCAGAAACGGGAGGCTTCCGCTTTTGGGAGGCTTCCGCTTTTGGGAGGCTTTGGATGGCTAGCTGATAGACCTTTATCTGCCTGGTGCGGCCTTCGCGCTCCCCGGTGTCGGAGATGAGATTGAGGGCGTCCAGCCTGTCGAGCGCGGCAGTCGCTGTCTTGTGATCCATGTCGCCGAACTCAGCGAGCGCGGCGGTGGACGGGTAGGCGCAGCCATGCTCGTCGGCGAAGTTGGCGAGGCCCAGCAGCACCATCTTGGCGGCGAGGTTGCCGGGGCGTTGCTTGGCAGCCCATGCGAGCGCGGCGAAGCTCACTCTGCCGCCTCCATGAACATGGAAATCTGTGTGGAAACAACAGCTTGTGGGCGATGCGGCGCTTGTTGCGCCGCCGCTCTGTGGCCCTCCGGGTCAAGCCCCGTTCCGGGTCTTGAGCAAAGCCCGCTGCCGCTATCGCGAAGGCCGAGGATGCGCAGCCACTTGTTCTCCTCGGCTACGCGCTCAGCCAAGGTCTCTATTGGGAGCATTTCGCCCCCTGCGCCGCCCCTGAACCGGCGCACTCCGAGTGGTAGACAGGCCCGTTGCCGTCCCAACTGAATGTCGTCGGGCAGTAGCCGAAGCCCAGCCGCTTCCCGCACCCCGCGCACTTCTCGAACATGCGCTTCAGGTTGCGGGCGAGGTCGAAGTTGACCTTCCAATGGTGGACGTGCCAGCGCGGATGCCGCCACCACGGTCGGAAATGCCGGTGCAGCGCGGCCGCGACGAGATTGAGGACCGTCTCCGGCTCATCGACCGAGGAGAGATTGTCGATGGGGTTGAGAGCGAGGTCGTAGGCGATGCCGTCGACGGCGCGCTTCCGGGTGAAGTAGCGCAAGCGCCGGGATCCATGGGCGCCGCCGTTGCCGCCCGCCCCGTTCCACCAGCGGCGCAACTCAAGGTAGCGCGCCACCATCAGGGTAAGCGCCAGCGTCTCGCCCATCGGCATCCGGGGATAGGTCTGCCCGTAGGGGCCGGTCACCGGGGCGCGGGTGGCGATCGATCGATCGATTTCGTGCATCGCGTCCTTGTCGGCTAGGATGTAGCGGACCGCATCGGCATATTCCTTTGGTCCGCGCTCGAACCAGCCGCAGCTATCGTCGGTGCGATTGCCGGTGCCGCCGCGTTCCGGGTCGACGTGCCAGACGTCTACACCGATCCACGCCTTCAGCGCATAGAGAGCGCGCGCAAGGCTCCACGGCTTCGGATGACCCCGCAGCGACATTCCGCCGCTCGGATAGGGCGGAAAACTGAAGGCGAGCGTCTGAGGGTCATACATGCGGGGTGCTCCTGCGAAAGTCGATTGAAGCCCGAAGGGGCGCGACCGGAACGGGCGCGATGGCGAAGCCACGAAAGCGCGGTGCGCGAAGCGCATTCGCCCAAAGCCTATTCACACCCCCTCCTCCCGATACAGGGGGCGCCACGATCCAGAAGAAAGGCTTCGGCCTCTTCGACGCTAGCGACGATGGCTGGCTTGAACCCACAATCGGCGAGCTTATCGTGAATGCTGAGCTGCTGTTCTGAAACCCGCGAAGGCGTCCAGCCCGGCCGCTTCACCTCCATGAAGGCGACACCACGATTCCAGACGCAGGTGAGGTCGGGCCATCCGACTTTCATGCCGTCGCCCTTGAGCGCTCCAACCTGTTTGAAGCGAGCTTGTCGATCGCCGGCGAGGTGCCCACCATTGGGACTATGGTGGACTAGGACGGCAGGGAACAGCTTCCCCATCATGTCGAGGATGCTGCGCTGAACTTGGCGCTCGGTGGGGACTGGGGCGTTCACCAGGCCGTCACTCCGCCCATGGTGTAATCGTAACCGCGGCGGACAGCGGGCGGGGTGACAACAATGCCAGCGCCGAGCCGAACGGCGTTGAGCTTCCGTTCGAACGGGGTCATCTTGCCTTCGATGATCCGCCTAGCGTCAGCGGCTCTTAGATTGCCCTGGCGGCTAAGGCGGCGGTACTCGTCGCGATATTGTGGCGGGCACCAGCCTATCATGGTCTCGGTGCGCTTCCTGGTTGCCTCAGGGCGCTTCGCAATCCGCTTGGCCAGAGCTTCCGGAGTGTGGGCCTTGCGGATGGCTATGCGCCCCATTTCCGAAAGCCGTTTTCTGAACTCGGGCCTTGCCCGGGCGGCATGGCCGGCGGCGACGACCTGCGCGACGAGCCGGGCTCGATAGGCTGGATCTTTCATTCGCCGTCTCGCCGCATCGGCCTTCTTGGCCTTTACGATAGGATCCGCATTGGCGAGCCGCAGCCCGCACATGCGACAGCGGCCGCTCTTATTTTGCCTGGAGATCGGGCCTGGGCAATCGGAGCAGGCGCGCTGAAGAGTCTCCCTGCTCATGCCACCCTCTTCCGCCGGATCCATCCGGAGTTGCGAAGGCGCTTTCTCTCCTTAAGGGCTTTGTGGAGATTCCAGCGGAGGAGGATGGAGTGGAGGAGGCGGGTCATGCCGATACCGCCCGGGCGTGGCTTTGCTGGACCCATTCGCGCACCTTCAGGGAACCGCCGAAGAGGCGCTCCAGTGCCTGCTCTGCCTCATCGGCATTGCCGCCCCGTATGGCAGCGACAAGATCCATGACGGCGGCCTGGTCGGGCGGGATCGCATCATCTAAATCGGCGGCTTGGATGAGGTCGCCCTCGTCCGCCGCCCCGCACACCTCTACAATGTCGGTTTCCGTCAGGTCACAGCCCGGGGGTACAGCTGCAAGCCCCAGCGCCGTCAGTAGTTCACCAACTGGCGCGTTGATGGTGATGTAGATGCCCGCTAGCACGACGCACCGCCCCGGCGCCCACCGGCTGCCTCTACGGCGTCTTCCAGATCGACTTGTCGCTTGTAGAACGCCTGCCGGGCTTCCTTGGCCTCCCTGCCGTTCGTAGAACGCTTGCCCTCAGGGAGCCAAATCTTCTGAGCGCGGCGGCCAGCTTCAACCGCCACGGGATCGTGGATATAGCCCTGTTTGTCGGGCTTAAGGTCGCGGTCGCCAATCGGCGCTTCGACCATGGCTGCCAGAACCGGATCGACCATCAATGCCTCCTTGCGCGTTCGTTGCGGATCATTTCGAGGATGACGGGCGAGGGCGTGATCTTGGCCGCCGGCCACGTCTGGAACAGGACGGGAGTCGCCGTTGCGAGATGCGCGCGGGGCATCGTGCGCAGCAGCTTCGCGATCATGGGTGGATCGTAGGGAATCATGCCGCCACCTGGTAAGCGGCGAACCCGCCCATCACCTTGAGCCTAAGCTTCCCGGCCTCGAGCTCGCCCATGGCGCGACGTGTGGCTTCCGCCGCATCCACGTCGTCAAAGGTTATGATCGTTTCGACGGCCCGGGCGAATGCGCTAGCGTGAACGCGGCGCTCGTATCCCGCGATCGGGCGGACCTCGAGAGGGTGCTGCCTTGCCTT